GCCCCTACATAAAATACACGGCATTCATCATCTGAATCTTTTTCCATTGCTTCTTGTGACTTTCTTGATAAGTCTGTCAGCAACATAACATTATCTGCTTCACCTCCTTTTGCTCCGTGAATAGTACTAAGATGTAATTGAGGATCTTTTGATATACTTCCTCTCATCTCTATTGCACGTAAATATTCTTTATCTCTATTTCCTACTTTATCAAATGCTACATCCCATGGTCTACCTGCCATCAATAATCCATGATGCATAACTAATTCTTCTAATTCATATTCTTCTTTATCTGCCATTCTTAAATTCTTGTGTCCTCTCTCAATTCCAATCTGTGATGACATATAAGAATAAATATTTTTAATATCAGGTAATGGGATAGACTCATCTTTATTTAATTTCTTCCATGCCTCTACAGCATTTAATAATTTAGTTGATACAGGTAATTTATTATTTCTTTTATACAACATACCTTG